TGTGTCAGGAACATGTCCTTTTAATTTGTCTAATTTCATAAATTTTTATTTTTATAATGTTACAACTCTACCTTGAATATCTGTATCAGGATATCTAATTTCAAATATTGAAGGATCAGCTGATGGGTATATAACTCCACTCTGAGTGGCTCCTAAAATATCATATCCAAAAGCAGAATATTCGCTTCCTGTAGGATCTTCTTTATTAATTATTGTTAAATTAGGAACTGATTGTACTCCATTTACTTGTAGTAAAAGAGATATAATTTCTGAGGTTACTATAGGTTGATCAATTTGCCATTGTTCTATATTAAAATAGGCTTTTAAAGATGTAAGACAATCTCTTAATACTGTTTGATTACTAAAACCACTTGTTATAGTAATATCAAAATTAATACCTATGTTAATATAAAATGCATCTTTAATATTAATAGCATCAGTAACCATTCTATACTCATTTAGATAAGTTACTAAATTTTCTTTTAATTTTGTAGTTGCTGCTGTTAATTTTTTATCTGAGTTGTAAGCTAAAATATACAAATCTAATGATAATGGGTTGGAAATTGGTTTTGAAGATAAAGAAGGTTGTGGGTTTGTATAAATATCTTGAGTAATATAAGCTTTAGATATACTACCATAATCTGCAGGTAAAGATAATGCTCTTACAATATAATCATTTTTAGTTACAGCACGTAATTGAGATGAATGAGCATATAAAGCATTATTTCTAATTTCTTCTATTTCATCTCCACTTCTACCACCTGATGATGGGTTAGAATTTGTTGAAAGAATACTGTTTAATACAATGGTAGTTGTAGCATCATTTATTCCTGATTTAGTATAGGATGTTGAAGAGTTTATTATAGTTAAATCATTAGCAGGTACATTAGAAGCAATACCTCCACCTACCAAATATCTAACTGTTAATGTTGTATTTGAAGGAGCTAAACCATATTCTTGAGTATAAAATATAGAAGATTGGTTATAATTATTTAATAAAGTTGATACACCTGGTACTAAACCTAGTCTAATATTATCTGGTGTTGGTATTATATTACTATCTGATTTATCAGACACACCTGCTCCAAATTCTAGTTGTAAAGTATTATCAGATAAAAGTCTTGAAACAAATCTACGCGGTACACGTTTTAACTTTAATAAATAAGGAACTTGATCTGTATCATAGGTTGGATTAGTTAATTTATCATAAACTGTAGATTGAGCTAAATAAGGAACTTCATACCATATATTACCATCACTATCAGTTACGTCTAAAATTTGCAAAATATTAGTATCATTGATAACTACATTTGAAAATTTTTGAGGATTAGTAAAGGTAAATGTTGTTGAATTTATTTCTGCTGATATAGCAGATATTGATTTTTTAACTAAAAAATAGTCAGCATTATAAAAAGTAACAGTAGCACTCCCAGTATCAGTAAAATCTACTTGTTGAGTCGTTAAAAATTTTGTTTGTGTTGTTGACGAAGTTACAGTAGTGTTTGGTGGAATTATTAGGCCATAATTAGTATTAGGTATTATAGTTCCTCCATTAGGTATAGCAGGCATTAATTGAAAAATATCTAATGTAACTGATGAAGCATATGATGATTTAGGACGATATCCTAAAGTATATGAAGTAGCATATAAATTTTCTTTTTCCTTTGAATATAATAAAAAGTTTTCTTGTATTTGATTATCAAGATAAAAAGACATTACATCACCAACATATGAAGCCATTTCAATGAACATAGCTCCTGGGTTAGCATCAGAAAAATCATTATATGATGTTGGAAAATATGTTTTAGCATAATCTACTAGATTAGCTTTAAAGTCATTAAATCCTTTATTTAAATATGATATATTATTAGCCATTATTATTGAAATTGTACTGTTACTTGGTCTGGGGTATTAGAAATTATTAAACGATAGTTTATAGTTACACTTAAAGTATTTGAATCAGGATCAGGTGAAATTTCTACGTTTCCTAATACTATTTCAGGAATAAAAATATTAATAGCATCTATTATTTTAAATCTTAAAAGATCTAAATTAGGTGTTGTTATATTTTCAAACAAAGATCTTCTTAAATCAGCCCCAAATTCAGGATTCATTATGCGTTCACCTTTATCAGTCAATAACAAATTAATTAAATTTGATTTGATTTGATCTTTTGTGCTGTATGTTTTATTAAAAACACCAGCAGCATTGAAAGGCAATGATACCCCAATTACAATATTCTTTTGTAAATCTAACGGATTTACACGTATTGTTTGAGGTATTGGCATATTATCCTAAATTTTTAAGACCTGATCTTTCTTGTGGTGTCATATTGTTTGCTGAATCAACCAAAAATGCTAAGTATGGATTAACAGGTTCACCTGTTTCATCATTAACTTGATCACGTATAACCTCTAAAGGCACACTTGATTGATACTGTTGTGGTTGAGGAGCCATACCAAACATAGATCCCATCTTTTCAGCTAATTGGCTACGTACAGCCGCGTTAGGCTTAATATCGGTACTAGTAAAATTCATTGTTTGGTTTTCAGACAATGGTTTTCTGTTTTGACGAGCCATAGCTTCGTTTAAAATTTCAGGTAATTCTTCGTGAATAGCATCAATTACCGCTTCTTTAATTAATCTTTTAAATGCTTTAATGTTCATAATTATAAATATTTTATCCTTGTAAATTTTGTTGATCAATAACTAATTTTAATTGATTTACCAATTGTTGTGGATCTAATGTAAATGAATAATCACTTTTTAATTGTTCTACATTTTTAGTATCAACAGCAACAACATAATGGCGTTTATTACCTTTTACTACAAATTTAATATCAACTTCTTCTTTAATAACAAATGTAAACCCTTTATAAGTTCCAAATTGGTTAGGAGTAGGTTGATTAAGAGCGCCCGCTGGGTATATTTCATTTATTAGTTGTTGAACAGCGGGAGATGTAGAACGGCTTAATGGATCTTCACTAGCTAATCTAATTTGTGATAAATAATCACTTAACTCACTTGGTGTTAATAATTCTAAAGTTTTATCTTCTATTAGTTGATTTAAATCACGTAATTGTCTTTTTAAATCTTCTAATATATCAATTGATGTTTCTAATATTGAAGTTCCTATAGATAATGCTGTTGATATACCTCGTACAATATATAAAGCTTTAGCAGCTAATACTGCAAGTTTTTTAGCTATTGTACCTCCAGGTGCAAGTATATTTTCTAATATCCTTAAAACTATAGATAATATCAATAATACAACATTAATAGTTCTTGCAAGCTTTAATAAGTCTTGAACTTTTTTCTCTTGTCTATTAATTATATTTATACAAGCATTTCTAGCTACTCTAGCCTGGTTTATTGAATCTAATGTTGTAGCGGCTTCTATAATAATGTTAGTTGAATCAACTAATCTTTGTAAATTACCATTATCAGAAACTACTTGAATTAATTTTTCTGTAATTTGAGCTATAATAATATTAGATAAAACATTAAATAAAAGACGAGAAATTTGTTTTCTTTTTTCAGCTTTAGCTAATTTTTTTTCTAAATCTGTTCTTCTTTTTTTTTCTTCTTTTTCTAATTTTCTTTTAGTTTTTCTTTCTTTATATTTTATAAAATCTCCTAATACTATTTTTTCTAATTTCTTTTTTAATCCCGGGTATTTTTTAGGATCAGCAGGATCTCCATTTAATTCTTTATCTATTATTTTTTTTTCTTCTTCGTAATTTGCATTTTCTTTAATAAGAGCAAGTGCATATTCCTCTTCAGTTAATACTGGGGGAAATACTTCCACTGTATTAAGACTAGTAACTACAGAAGTAGGTTCAGAATCTGCTTTTAATTGCCTTTGATTTAAAGCATGATTTATTTCTAAATTAATAGATCTTTTAACTGTATCTTCAATTTCTTTTTTTATTAAATCAACAGCATTTAATAATGTAGTTTTAACATATTGTTTAGCACTATCTACAAGTTGATTACCAAAAGCCTTTGGATCTTTAACTGCATTAATAGTTACATTTACTTCTCGAGGAACAAACTGAGATAAATTTGATTTAATATCTGCCATTATACTGTGAAATTTTGTTGAGATGTTATGTCATCAAGTCTATCAAATAATGAATATAGATTATTAAATAAATCTTCACTAGCAGCTTCTACTTTGGATAATGGAGCTCCTTCTTGTGTATTTGAACATGCTGTCATTCTAGCTGCAAATATTGCTACCATTGATATCATATCATTTAAAAGAGTAACTGTTTTAGCACCTAATAATAAGGGTTCATCGGGTGTACTACCATCTGATTTAGAACCTAAGTATATTTTTTGTACGACATCTCCAAGTGTATTTTTTGTTTTTTTAGCATTCAAATATATGCCACCTTCACCATTTAAACTTATCATATTATCAGTACTAATTTCAATATCTTTTTTAGAAAAAAACATTAAATTTTCTTGGCTAGAATTTAATACAATTCTTCCAGCATTTAATATTATTTGTGAACTTTTATCATATTCATTAACAGGAATGGGTGCTGTATTTGGGTTGTAGGTTAATACATTTATATTTAAAGGTACTCTTTGAGTTGTTGTTAAATAAATTGAAGCTGCATCTTTATTTATATCTTCTACATAAAACTCCTTTGATGGATCTAAAGCAATACCATTAGTTATAATAGTAATAGGATCACCATTATTACCTCTATCACTCCAATTATTTAAAAATGAAAATGTTTTAATTGTAGAACCAAAACGAATTGAATTTCCTTTTCTACCTAAAATAATATTATCTCCTTCAAAATTTAAAAGAGGTCGTAATGCTGATTTTTCAGTAAATGTTTTTCCTAGTGGAGTCTTTTTTAAAGGTGTTTGAGCATTTACCTGGGAATTACTCCATATATTAATTGTATTTAAATAATAATGTTGAGGCTCGCCTGGGATAGGAGATGGTAAATCAATAATATAAACAACTTCACCCAATAATGGAAAATAATTAAATTGAGGAAAAAAAGGCTTAGCAACACTACATCCATTTAAAAAACCATCATCAGTTGATGATCCTACTTCATTTTTAGATTCATCAAAATCTTTATAAAATATAGTTCCTAAAGCCTCAAAACCCCCATATTTATCAAATTGAAAAGATGTTGGAGTATTTCTTGTGTTTATGATTGCAAATACCCTCCCAGCTTGTATAGTAAAATCCCCACCAGATTGATTTGATGAAACATTACTCATTTCCGATGATATAGATCCTAAACCTGTTTTAATAACCATATGTCATTACTTATTAGTTTCGTATTGTAGTTGTTGTGGTTTTGGGGCTTGATCTAATAATTTTTTACCTTCTTCTTGAATGGCTTTTTGCTCTTCTAACAAAGCATTAATTTCATCCATATTAATTAAATCCATCCCCGCATTACCATTAACAGTTGAAGCACGTTGTGCAATAGCTGCCATTTTAATTAATTGTTCGTTATTTTTTACATTAACATCAATTAAATCTTTAACAGTAGGCATTAACATTACCGCGGAACCCGCGTTAGATGTTGCCATAGGTTTCATAACATCAATAAATTCACCGATTTGTTTATCGATATCTTTATTATTCTTATGTATCTTTTTAAATAAATCCGATAAAGACATACCATCGAATACAGATACGTCATCAAAATTAGCCATAAAATGCGTTTACGTATAAATATAAATAATTAAATCTTTATATACCCATGATCGTAATATTCATTATATAATCGAGTACGTAATGTATCTAACTTTTTAATAATTTTAGTTATCTGAGGGGTGGATACATCTGTCATCTCGCGAATATAAATGTATAGAGCCTTTTTATTAAATATTTCTAGCGTTTCACGCTTACGAAATAATTCAATAATAGCGTCTGCCGTCTGGGCATCGTGAGATTTAGGAAATAATGTGTGGATATGTTTATCAATATATCTAATATACTGATTGATAAATAGATTCGGAGAGTGCATTTCATCAATAGCATCCATTGATTCGTATAGTTGAGTTTTATCCTTATCTATTTCATCAACATCTGCTTTTTCTTGTAACTTTTTATAGTTGTTCTCGTTATATACAATTAAGTAACGTTTAGCAATAGTACCAAAGTAACTAAATGCTTTACCCTTCTCAGATTTATATAAATGTAATTTTTCAAGAAGAAAAGTAATCACCTCATGTTTTAATTCTTCAATTGTATCAGTATCGGTATAGTAAAACTTAAACGTATGAATAATATTCTCAGCTAATTTATAAAAACCATATTTAATACGCTCATTATAAATGCGATTACGTTCAGCCATATCTGTGGTAATAAGGTACTCCACAATAGCATCCTCAGTATCTTGAGTAAAGTAAATTCTTGGTTCTTTTGGTTTACGCTTACGAGGTTTACCGCGTTTAGTTAACGCTATCGTTTCATCATCGTCTCCGAAAATGTCGTAGTCATAATCTTCTTCATATGAATAGGCCATGTTATTATCTTAGTTTTAATAACAGTATACGAAAGGAAAAGGACGTAACCAAATTAGTTTTTACGATTATTGAATTGACTTACTAAAGTTTGTATTTCCTTTAAGTTTTGGAAGAAAGTACCTACTTCATCATCGGCTTGGAATGCACCCTGTAAATCAAGTTCTTTTAAACGAGATTCTCCATCGGCAGCAATAATACCAATAGCGTCAATATATTCTTGTTGTTGAATAAAAGCCTTTTCTAAAGCATTATTACGTCTAATAATTAAAAATGCTCCAATAGCAATTAATTCGATTATGTGGATTATAAAAACCCATAAAGCTATCATCATAAATTATCCTCTAAATTGTTGTGCAAATTCATCAGGTTCAACAGAAATCATTTCGCGAACTTTTTCAATTGCTTCTTTTAATGTTTCAATAGATTCAAGAATTTGATCTTGAGGAACATTTCTATTCACTTGAATTTGAATGCGATTAGCAACCGCTTCTGTTTGTACCAATTTGTCTAATACGTTATTTTTGTATCTCATAGTATATGTTTATATATAAATATATGTGCTTTTCCGTTCCCGCTGTTCCTATCATTATTCTCGTTTCTTTCTATCTACCTGTTCAAACCAACTGTAGGTGGAAGTTACGAAAAATATTTTATATTTCCAAAGAAAGAGAGTAACTTTTGGTTACTCTTTATTTCTAATATTTTTTAATTCTTCTCGAATCATTGCTTTAAGTTGCTCTTTAACCTGACTAATTTTAGGTGAACGCTTAAGTACAGTATTAACCATATTAACTATTTCGGGTTGTTCAACAGTAAATTCAAATGTATTATCTAATTTATTATCTGTTATATCAAAGCTATCAATATTAACATTTAATGCCTGTAAGTGATTAAGCAATGCTGCTTTATCTTCTAATTTTATTTTGTAATGTTTTGCCATATCTATAAATATTAACTTTTAATAGTCTGCTCAAGTTGCTATTGCCTCCACTTATCCTACACTTATACGTATATACTATATTTAAGCGTTTATTTCGTTTTTAAATTAATTAAATACCGGCTTTATTTTCACTAATAATATCACTTATAACTTTTTCCGCCATAGCAATAGTTACCGCAAATCCCTCTTTATTAATATTATATTGTTCAAAATGCTTGTGAACAAGCGACTCAATATAGTTAGGTGATTT